AGTGCTTGGGGGTAACCCTTGGCAACCCAACACACTTTTTTAGTGCGTTTGTTCCATATCTCAGCGACTTTAGCCTTCTTCCCGTAGGTCGCTTTCGCGGTCATTGGGTTTTTGGAGTCTATATCGTCATTTTGGTCGTGCAATGGCACATTCTTGAACACATCACCAAAACGCTCAATGCCCTCTTCGGGTGTCATGTACACCCAACGGCTTACCCACCATACCTCATCCCATGTTCGGGCTGGTGAATGGAGAAAGTCTGTCCAATAAACATAATCCACAGGGCTGTGCGCTGAATCTACGCGCTCGATTTCCTCTGTGTTGGTGATCTCAATGCCTTCGTCTGGCTCAATACCAGTCGCAGCTTCTGGTGGCTCTTGTCCAACAATGATTGGCTCATAGCGCACCCACGCTGTACCGCGACCAGGCAATAGTCTGTCCTCGACAACCCCACGCATTGCGGAGTCAAAATCGTTGAATTGCGTTACTTCGTACTCGACCACGCGCTCTAGCATGGTGGAGGCTAATCGACCTACGGGGTCAGAGTCCATGAACCTACGGGAGACTTCTGGCTTTGCCATGCGTCCGTAGAGTGCAGGAAAGAGCACAGAGATGTTTGACCACAGGATGTTGAACTTCATCCTTGGCATCTCAATGGCATCACGCTCGTCTCGGTAGCGTCTTACTACCTTCTTACCGCGCTTTTCCCACTTGTCAAAGACCTTGGCGGCTTTGTCTAATTGGTCGTGCCAGAACGGGCCTTGATCTTCCTCATAAGCCCCATCATCGTAGGCGTTCTCGTACATATTAAGCCGCGTAGAAGAATGTCACATCCAAAGTGCCACCAATGGTTGCGTAAACGCTGCTACTTACATAAGCGGGGAATCTGTGAAAACCAATGGCAGGAGTAATCGTCCCACTCATTACTTCGCCACTTGCACCGCCATTACGCAAGACCAAAGTGCCTGCGCTTGTGTTATTCACATAGAACCCAATAAGTTGACAAGCCCCTGTCGAGACCGCCCCCGTTGCTGTGATGTTCTTATATCCACCTACTTCTGCTACTGGTTGGCTCATATCCGTTCCTCTTTATGTGTAGTTTCAAAATCCCACAATTCGTCTAGCGTAATCGTCTGTAAAGTCTTCCCTTTGGGTTGGGGTTCGTTTGACTTGTCTTGTCGATACGCGACTGCAAGCATTCTAAACGCATCTGCGGGGTGTGAACACCAGTCATGCCTTGGAGTTTGACGAAATGTTTTCTTATCCTCATCATATTCTCTTTGGTACTGTCTGAGTGCCTCTAGCCCCTCATCACAGATCGGGTCAAAGTAACATTTGGGCAGAATCATCCTGACCGCCTGTATCCCGTCTTGCACCCCGAGCTCAGGCACTATCGCTAGTTTGCTCATCCCACCAAGGTGGTTGGCTAGTTGTTCAACAATAGACTTGCCCCCCGATGCAAGGGTCTTGGCTCTAGCGTCATGTGGTAGGAAATGTTTGGTGTACCTGTATCCTTTGCTATTCACAACATTGGCTATTTCCTCAATGGATGCGCCACTTACCGCGTAGTAGTCCATCACATGAATCTCACCCCTGACTATTTGGTAGAACCAGATCGCGGTATCGTCTCTGTAACCCAAATCCCATGCACTAAATACATCTGCATCAGGGTCAAACCTTAATTCTCGTATGCGCCCCTCATCTTGTGCCAGACGCATCTCTTGGCCATAGTACGCCCCAATGATAGCGGCATCAAATGAACACTCAAATTCAGAATCGTACTGATCGGTGCTTAATTGTTCACGCGCAGCTTGCAATTCCGATTCGGGCAATATCTTGCTTACGCTTGCGGGTAATCTTAGAAGAAACCAGTCAGGCGTTGTCTGACTAACCTTGTAAACCGCATGAAAGTTGTTGCGCCCCTTCGGAGTGCCCCCAAAGACGCACCACCCCATAGTGCTAGATAAAGTGGGTCTAATGACTGAGCCATACACACTTGGCTTGTAATCAGCGTATTCATCCAAATACACCCCATTGAATCCTAATCCACGGATAGCATCGGCATTGTCCGCACCAAATAATCTAATCTTTGCCCCGTTGATCAACTCAACCGTCAACTCCGATTCGTTGGTCGATCTGGTTACATTTGCGCTGTAAAATTTTAAATAATCCCAGGCAACAGCCTTAGCTTGGCTGCGGTAGGGGGCAACGTAGGCATAGCTTGCCCCGCGCCCACCTTCCAATAATGCTCGTTTGATTAGGTCATTTATTGCGCTAACCGTTTTCCCTGCTCGCCTATGACAAACCAAGACCGCCCATCGTTCCGTCCGATTGTGGAACGGCATAAACGCACTTCTTGGCGCGTAAGGGATGATTACTTCTCGTTTGCCCATTTAACCACCATCTCTAACGGCCCTTGGTCAGCACCCGTCAACTCAGTCCTTGCTAACTTAGGCACATGGTATTCCACTACGCTTTGGAATAACTCAAATGCCTTTGCAGGGTTGGGTTTTATATCTTGATCAGGAATGCCATCTGCGACCTCATCTAGCCACTCTGCTAATCTGTGTGCATTACCATCAACAAACAAAGCAATCGCCTCCCTTGCCTGTTGTGTGGTCTTATTGGGCGTTCCTGATGTGCGCCCTCCCGCCTTCTTCCTACTTTTAACTACTTTAGTTTCCATAGTAATCATTTAGTTATCAAAAGTTTATTCTTAGGTCTATCATAACTTTCATAAGGGTACTTTGCCAAGCGTTCTTGTTCGCTTAAAGATAAGCGTTGTTGAGTGGCTCTAGCCTCTGCCTCTCCAGCAAGGTGCATATAACTCTCTTCGTTAGGCATCTTATAAAGTTCTTGGTATTTCCTTTGTATGTTGTCAAAGGCTTGTGCCTCTTTGCGGGTCTTGTCTAATCCTCTGGATGCGGCTCGGTACAAATTGTTGGCTTCACGCTCATCTAACTTGTAATCCAAAAGATGAGGGCGTTCCTCAACTACTTTTTGCTTCATTATTTGAGCCGCCCGTCTTAACCATTCATCTCTAGCAAAACTTTTGCGTGTTGGCATTTTTCCTAGCGCATCATGTATATCCCCAGAATACTTATACCAATCTGAAAATCTAAACACTTGAGATGGTTTGATGTTGTCGGCAACAGACAATTTGTCTAAGGAATTTAAATATTGTTGACCGCTTGCCACCTGCAATCGCATTAAATTACCACGGAATTTACTGTTTGCTTTTTGCAATGGTTCTAACTCTTCACTCCATTGCTTTCGAATGATGCTAGGCATAACAGTAGGATTACCGCCTTTTGCCATGCCTTCTTTTTCTTGGATGGCGTGTTGTAACTCGTGCAACATGGTCGATCTGGCTTGATCAGCACCGCCTATAAGCCCACCACCAGTTGTAATAGTGTTTTCTTCTGGGTCATACATTCCCCTGTAATTACCGCTTGTTTCTTTGCCAACTTTTATGTTTGCTAGGTCTGGGTAAGCCTGTAATAACTCAGGATGCTCAAAAACATTACCCAATAAGGTTTTAGGCTGTTCCATCCGTTGTAATTTGTTTTTTGCGTAATCAATTGCTTCTATCCGCAATTCTTCTGGAATACCAATGCTTGCAATATCTCGGTTTGGGTTAGTAATAACGCCTTTGTCTCTCAAGTATTGGGTTGCCACACTAAGCACAGAGGGTGCTTGAGGTAGTTGGTCTTCCCTAAAGACCGCAGGCACATCGCTTATCTCTTGGCGTAATTTACCCTCTGCGCCCCTAAATGTCCCTGTTGCCGACCAAATATCCTCGGGCTTTGCGCCTGCTTTCTCCATCTCCACCGCAGTCTTGGCAGCTTCTTTGTCCCAAGTCTTTGCGTTTTCACCAATAAATATTTGTAAAGGCTTGGGTGTCATCTGCCCAATTACCGATCTGGTCGGCTGTCCCGTCATCCCTGCGTTGATCTCGTTGCCCAATAAACTGAGATAGCCTTTACCAACTGGTGCTGCGGCTTTGGCTAGACCTGGCGCGATCATTGTCCCCAACTCTTCCATGCCTGCGGTCTCTGGTCGGGCTTGTGTGACCCTTTGAGGCATCATCCCCAATATGTCTGAGGTGGTTGGCAATATTGCTTTGGGGCTTACTTTTACCCCGCCTGCGCCAAATGATGTGTTTATGCCCATGCGTCCCAAGGTCTCCAAGTCCCCTGCTGTGCCAGGCACTTGCGCCACTCCACCCCTTACCAATGATTCTAGATTACTCAGCCCACCACGCCCAATGTCACCAATCATCCCCAAAAGGTTAGGTGACTTGTTTATTGTCTGCAACGCTTTTAGCGTGTCAGGCGTAATACCCCCTGTATCCATAGCATACGGGTCTAGGGCTTGGGCTAGTGCTCTGTAATCAGCCATATTGCTTTACCAAGGCTTTAGCCATTTCCTCTTTTTTGTCGGCTTTGGCAAATTCTTGAGCAACCTTAACAGGAATGTCGGCTTTCTTAGCAAACTCAGGGTTATGAGCTGCGGCTTGCATAAATCGTTTTTGTTTGGCAGAAGTGCTAGGCATAAGCGTTTTCCTTCATGTTGATCAGTCCGTTAAGCATCCTTGACTTGGTTTTGTGCCATTCCTGAGAATACGCGCAATTCTTGTAATGCTCAAACTCTGGGATGCCTAAAGTGTAATGCGCGATCTTTGCTTCTTGATCATCTTCACCCACCAATACATTCCATTCCTCTGGTAACTCACCGATCTGATCGTCTTTTAGCCACTCAAATCTGTGTAGTTCATTTCCTGTGTGGTCATCCACAAAATCCATGTCCAGAACTCTGTTATCAGGATGCTCACAGTTCCACAGTATCAGGCTCGACCAATTCTTTCTTGGATAATTCTCGTTCTTGGACTCCATCGCTGTGCCGATGTATTTCCTTTTGTGCTTGGTAAAGTAATTGTGCTTAACTACTTGCACCGCCTTGGTGGGGTCAAACAACTTGTCCAATTCGGCTATGTCGGCAAGCATCAGCATATCGCTTGCGTCCATAAATATCGCCCTACCTCTAAATTTTGTGAAGTAAGGCACTAAAAATCTTTGGTAGATAAATGTGTTCGACCCGTCTCTTTGCTTGCCAAAGAAAGGCGTAATCGCCACCGCCTCTGAGGTGCGCTCGATCAAGGATTGGGTAAAAACATGATACCCAATAGCCTCCCGAGGGTCGTAGCCTGCAAAGATTCTGATCATTGCAACCCTAAACGATAAATCGTCCTGTCAATCAATTCCGCTATTTCGTCAACAATGTTTTGCAATTGGCTCTCGTCTGGCATTGCTTTTCTGTTCTTAATTACATAGTTTTGTATGCTAATCATGTATTTCATTGGGTCTTTAGCATTATGGAAATTCTCTGGGAAATCTTTAATGCGCTCGTAACACCCTGAGTAGGCTTCTGCAAATCTATCGGTTAACTCAATGATCTGGGGATAGTATTTGCCTAAGGCTTTATGCACACCTAGATCGGTGGTGGACAAGTGCATGAAGTGGGTAACAGTTCCCGAGTGGAGTAATGTGCTTATGAAGTCTGCAACATCTTTTTGGTTTTCGTAAGCCATATATATCCTAAAAAGGTGGGGGAGAGCACCCCCCAAAGGCAACTGCTCATCTTTATTTTAGCAAGGTTCTTATCGTTTCGTTCAATACTGTCATCTCATTTGTTTTATAAACTTTCCATATCCTTTGTTGTCCGTGTATTCCGTTGTGCGCCCCTTGATGACAATCTTTGCACAAGGGAATGCAAAGGTATTGCTCGTGTTGGACGATGTGGTGTGCGTCACTCGGGCCACTCGCGTCACAGACCCCACAGTTCATTTCCTTGATCTGGGCTAAGTGCTTGCGCTCTGCTAGGGTAGGTTTATTGTTCAAAGGTCACCCCGTGTTCTGCACCCCATGCGTGTAGCCA